TCGGTATTAGCATTTTACAGCCTTCACCGAATTTGACGGGTTCTACTCCTATCGTTTCCAATAGGGCACTCAAATTTTACTCTCAAGTCTCTTGTGTCTACCTATTTCACCATCAGAGCAATTAAATGGTGCGCCCACTAGGACTTGAACCTAGGACCAATGGATTATGAGTCCACTGCTCTGACCAACTGAGCTATAGGCGCTACTAAGTGTTAATTATAGCACTAGGTGTGCGTGGTGTCAAGTTCTTTCTGCTCGAGTGCCACCAGATTTGGGCACACTGGGTGCAGCAGTTTTACCAGGTCGACTTATTCTGTCAGCACCTAAACTGGCTCTAGCTGCCTTGGGCTGTGCAACAGGTGCACTGGGTACTGCAGCTGATTTGGCAACACTGCCTTTGCTACCGCCCCCGCCATCTGGCAACAAACGCACTTGTGGCATGATTTCGCCTTCGGGTGCATATATGTACATGGTTGCAATGTGTATCTTGCCCTTCATTGCATCATAATCTTTAAAGTATTGCGATGATTCAGACTTAACATCCATCAACAAGATACCTTCAAAATTTGAATAGGCTTTGTAATTTTCGTAACCGGTTCTCAATTGCTCATCAATAATAGCAGCAGGATCGCCACTGGCCAGTGCACGAGCATAGTTTTTAGAGTCAACATAATTAAATGTTTTGGCAGCTATGCTAGTGGTCAAGACCTTGACCTTCTTGGGATCAACTTTGGGAAGAATATCATAACACCAAGTTTGTGCATTGATACGGTCTGGCAATTCAGTCAAGCCAGTAGCAACCATGATGTCGCTGGCCACACCAGCAAGATCCATTTTGGCCTTGCGTGGATTAATCCAGCGCCCGCCCTTGATCGCCGAAGTTTTAACTTCAATGGCACGTTTACCCACCATGATGTCGCCACCACCAGCAAGACGCCCGCTCCACTGAATTTTGGGACTCATCACAGCCAAGGCAACTTCGCCAGGACCCACACCCTGGCTTACCAGCACAGTGGTCAATATTTTAAATAATGCCTTGGCAAATTCGCTATCGTCCACTAGAGACAAAAATGTTTGCGGGCTACCACTGAGTAATTTGTTGACATTGACAATGCCAGTGGGGAATTTTTTTAGGAACGCATCTTTGTCTTCAACAGGAAAATCCATGCTGACTATGACTCGAGCAATTTCGTGAACAAATCTGCTGCCGTCGGGATCGCGTGACACCACAGAAGAAATACGCTCTTCAATATTGCCGGCCTTGAGCGTTTTGAGCACTTTTTGTAGCAGGCCCTCATCGTCGGTGTTTTTAACCAAATCAATAACTTGTTTTTTGGTTACGGGATCTTCAAATAGATCAATTAGTTTGCGTATGTCAGTCATGGTAGTTTTGGGTATATTGTATATTTATACTAAATGAATTTTATGTTAAATTGTTGCAGAGCAGCATAAATATCTAAGTAGAAACACTGATATGGTTTCTACTAATTATCAAAAAGGAAACACACAATGTTGACATATATTACAATAGCCTTAGCAAAACTGGGCGAATTTTTTGGTTCAAGAACTTACAAAAACAGTTTGGAACGTTTTATTGAATCGCAACAGCCCACCAACGCCGCCGAAGTAGACTACTACATTCGCGAATATGATCGTATGCATCGCCGAGGTGCCCTATGATTCAAGCAATTAAGCAAGCATGGAAAGATTATTGGACTGCCTATAAAGAATATGCTGGGATGCGTTTGCGTGGCCGCGGTATGTACTACTTCTAAAGGAGTCTAACATGAAAAAATTTCTTAACTTTGTTTGGGCAGTAATCAAGGCCCGTAAAGAAGCTCACGCCAGAGCCATCATCAACGGAACAGCATGGGTATAAAACAATGCCATTACAAACTGTTAGACGGGTACTACCGCATGAGTACTCTAAATATCGTACGCACCTTAAAGCCCTTGACTCAGACTCTAGGACCCTTAGGTTTGCTAATCCAGTCTCTGATTTTATAATTGATCAGTTTTGCGATGGTGTTGAGGCAGAACCCAGCCGACACATACTGTTTGCAGTGGAAGATAGCGAGTTAAACTTTATTGCTGTGGGACATATTGCCCGTTTTGAGCCCATGGAGTTGGCTTTTAGCGTGTTAAAAGAATACCAAGGACAAGGCCTTGGTAATCGTTTGATGGAACGTTGTATACAGTGGTGTCGTGTGCACGACATACTGGAAGGTACCATGATTTGTTTGACGCATAACAGCGCCATACGTCACTTGTGCCGCAAACACGGTATTGCTGTCACCACCGAAGCAGGTGAAGCCTTGGCTGATATTCGTTTGCCACCTGCTGACATGACCACATTCATAAGCGAAACTGTGGACAACAATGTGTCAACTTTGGATTGGTTTGCCAAACGAGTGGCTAGGCTGGCCCCCCGGTTAACAACTCAATAACCAATTTCTTTTTTAGTGCTTCCAGTCTAGGTTCCAGCTGATGGCAAGCTTCAGCTATCTCAAGCTCGCTGCCCCATCCCAGTTGATTGTTGAGATGCACAGCCCACTTGGATACAGCATCTTTTTCCAGTTGTAGGTCCACTGCATTGTGCATGGGTTTGGCACGACAGCACATGTTGAATTCATCTATTAACTCTTTGGCTCGAGCTTTCCAATCCATCATGATACTGTGATGTCCTCCATGCCAGCGGTACGCAAACGCACAATGTGACCCATTTGCCATTGTTTGGCTTCAAGACCCTTCATGACACCCAACCAACGATTGCGTAGTAGCGCAACTTCGTTGATCAAGGTTTCGTAATCAACAACTTCGTCTTCACCATCCACGTACTTTTCAGCATCTCTAGCGGTCAATGCACGAGCATAGTTTTCTAGATATTTTTGAAAATGGCGGCGACGTATTTTACGAAGTTGCAAATTGAGATAGTTTAACACAGCTTCAATTTCTTGAAGCTGGTTAAATCTATGCTCGGTCACGCCGGGTAATTGTGCTATGTTGCGCTCGACATTGCCACGTATTCTACACTCGTCTTTGGCCAACTCAAGTTCGCCATCGTAGTAGGTGATAAAATTTGGCAATTCACTGAGATCTGCTACTACACGGTTATACCACATAGTCAGTCTTCGTAGTTTTCGTAATCTTCTGCGTCTTCTTCAGTGTCGCTGTATTCTTCATAACTGCGCTTGAGATAGCTGTCAACACCAACCAGTTCGGTGATGTCAAGATCGTTTAATTCATCAACCATGACACTCATTAAACTATCTGCGGCGCCTTGACGCTCCTTAGGAGGAATATATTCTTTTAAGGTGGTATATACTTCAATTAAGGTTTCAATTTCGATACTCATTCTACGGTTTCCTCTTCGGGTTCAACAGCAGTGGTAGTGGCATGCGGATTGGCTGTGTAATCTACCATGACCTTATCTAGCGAACCATCTTCGTTGCGTTCCCATGCTTTACGGAACTGCTTGATAATGGTACCATCTGCTAGAGTGTATTTAAGACTGTTGCCTTCCTTGGTCAATAAACCTTTGCCTTCAAACAGGTCAACCAGGCCCGAGTACGGGTTCATGCCCGACTCATAAGGAATCTTGACCTGCACACTTTCAAAAGGCTTGGCATAGCGTGTTTTCATGATTTTACATGCGGCACGAATACCTTTGACTTCTGAAATCTTGTTGCCGTCCTCGTCCTCTTTGAGCTTGAGTTTTTTCATAGCAACCACAATCGAGCTGGCATAGATAAAGCCTTGTCCGCCCGAGATCTTGTCATCGGGATCAAACATGTCTTGGCTGGCGTAAGTGTGATTGGTAGCAACTAGACCAATGTTCAAGTCGCCAAACATGTTAACACAGTTACGAACCAAGGCAGTCAATGCTTTAGGTTTACGGCCCATGTCACCTTTAAGGTCGCCGGCTTCAAATTGGTTAACGTCAGTGGGAGTCAACAACATGCCCAAGCTGTCTAAGATAAACAAAACTTTTGGACGTTCTGTTTCAGGCAAGGTCTTGTACTCTTTAACAAATTCATGAATCATCTTCGCAACGTCGTCGATCATGGCCATGTTTAATTTGAGCAGTTTGTCTTCGCTGGTGTCAACACCTAGAGCGTGTAGCCATGCTTCATCGAGAGCGTTTTCTGTATCAATCAGGATAACGTAGATGCCTTGAGATTGTGCATTTTTAACTAGATTGCCCGAGCAGATAAAACTTTTTCCTGCGCCAGACTCACCAGCAAACACCGTAACTTTGCCCATGGGCACTCCCTTGTGGAAGTCACCCGAAATCAAGTAGTTGAGTGCGTAGTTGTTGGTAGACACCCAGTCAGTGGGGTCTTTAAAGCCGAAGCTGATGCCATCGATGCTTTTTGTAATACTTTTTCTGAATTTACTTACGTCAAATGGACGATTTGCCATTGGTGTGTTCCTTATGTTTTAAATATGCAGCACTTCTTGCCTCAGAAGAGGACCTGGGCGTACAGATTACTCTGCAGAGGCCCAAGCCATGTTTTTACTTTTGACGGTTACGGATCATAGCCAAAATGTCTTCGGCACGTTTACCGCTGGCATTGGCTGGTGTCACTACTGGAGCGGCTGCTGATGCTGGTTCATCATCGTCCATGGGTGCTGGTGCTGATCTGGTCACAACAGGTTCGTCGTCATCGTCAGCGATGGCTGGAGCAGCCACTGTGGCCGCGGCCGGGGCGGCTGCACGATCACTTTGGAAGCCAGCTGGCTTGAAGTAAGCACCCCAACGATCGGGATCATAGGGTTCGCCGTCAACTGACGCTTCGAACATTTCCTTGATCACTTTGAGTTCGACTTCATTGGGTTTCTTGGGCAAGAAATCGCTCAAGTTAAACAAGCCGTGCTTCTCAATGGCTTCGTGTTCGGCTGCAGTCAAACCGCTTTCTTTACGAGCCCATTTGCTGGTGTTGTAGTCAGCATAGCCACCTTTGCTGGTTTTACTGACCACAAAGTCAAGACCACGTGCGTAGTCGGTTGGCAATTCTTCCATTTCGGGATCCATCAATGCGCTCTTGATGATATTAAAGATTTGTGGGCTAATGATGAAACGACGGATTGGATTTTCCGGAGTTTTGTCATCGCTCAAGGGATTTTCGTGTACAAAGCCCTGGAACAAATAGGATTTTTTCTTCCAGTACTTACGACCCATGTCTTCCAGTGAAGGGTCTTTGAACCAGCCGCGAACTTCGGCCAGGATTGGGCAAGCTTCATTCCACATCTCAACGCAGGGCACTTGCACAGTGACTGGTTTGCTGTCGCTTTGACCTTTGATGCCGGCAAACGGCAATTTGATCATGGCTCTTTCGATCCAGAAAAATGTGTTTTTGGGGTCAGCGTCGGGGAGAAAACGCAGTTTGGCACTAGTGCCTTCTGGGATGTTCCAGTGTGCAAAGATGGCATTGTCGCCACCTGATTGTGAGTTTCCGTTACCACGGGATTCTTGAGATTGTAGTCTTGCGCGGATTTCTGCTAATGTTGCCATAATATGTTTCCTTTATAAATTAAGATGGTCTTAGATGTGCCTAGATGTATACCAGCACATGACTAGTATACAACATTAATATTTATCTGTCTAGGAGTTTTTAAACTTTTTTTGCCAAACCTGCAAGACGCAAAATTTGGTCTATGCTTTCGAATGGTTTAGTGGGACGATCACCATTTCCGGGCTGAGCCTGACCAACCGAATTCTGCGGAGCCGGTGGGCTTTGTGGACCAGGATGATTGGCTTGTGGAGTCAATTCGCCTGGCTGTGGCACAGTGGGATCGGTGCTGGTTTCGTTTTGCAGTATTGTGGAAAATTCCTGTGCTAGGTCGTTTTCTCCAGTTTTGCGTAGCCAGCTGATGACCACGGGTCTTGCGTCAGACCCCGGATTGCCTTGACTCAATTGATAAAATTCATCGTCAAGTGCGTCGGAGCTGATCTGCGGATCGATAGCTGCACTGGCGTCTGTGCCGTTAACACCCACTGTAAGTGGTTTACTCATGATGTTTCTTAAATGATATAAATCATCATCGGTAAATCCATCATCCTCGTCTTCAGTTAGTGATGTGGCCCAATCGTCAAATTCGGCCACGTAGGCATTCTCGCGGGCCAGTTGTCGTTTTTGGTATGCGCGGTACACATGGGGTAGTGCTTCGCTGAGTCTATCGTCAAACACCTTTTTAACAAAGCGCTCTTTGAGAGCATCAATGTCCATGTCATCTTCTGTGATAATGGTGTCTTGTGGTTTAAAACTTTCACGGAATTGTTGATAACCGCGATGACCGGTCATGGACAATAGGCCGGTTCGTAATTCGTTGTAGCGTTCGGTTGCAGCTTCAACCATGCCCACTGTTTCGGCATCTTCAAATGTGCGATTACGCATGTTGCGTACAAACACACTCATGTCCGACATTTCTTTGACCACGTTCACAATGTGCTGACCAATTTCGTCTTGTATGATGCCACCTTCGCTGATGTGGCGTGCCATGGCTCGTGCTGGATTTAGTTTGGTAAATGGCAATAGGAATCGCTCGCCCAAGTGTGTTTCTACAAATATGGATTCAATGTTGCGTGTACGCGAACCTGGCACTGCTTCATCAATATTGGATTTATGACGCACCACAAGTCTCACTGGTCCTACTGACTGGTAGCTGCTTTTAGAGCTGCCAAACATTTTGCTTTCAGATACACGAACTTCGGATGCATCCTGTGTGCCGTCTGCAGCACTGACATGTTTCAAATCACGCAGTTTTAAATTGCTGCGTGTGATATCGCGAGTGTCAAACGACAGTAGATTACGTCTAGCAAACTGGCGCATGTTACGCAAAAAGTCAAACCATTCAGCACGTTGCTCGGGATTTAACTCGCTGGTGATATTTTTGCTGAAATAGACTTTTAGACTCTGCTCGTCAATGATACTGATGGTTATGTTACCAAAGTTTTGCCCGTCGCGGGCCACATAGTCAAAATTAAAGAATCTGGCCTTGGCAGGATCTGTGGTGTTTTTGGCCAATTCGTCGCCCACACTGACATTCTCAAATCTCGAGCGTATTTTGTCAAACAACTCTTCGGCAATTTTGGTAAGTTCTCTCATAGTGTATTTATTCTTTTAAATCATTATAAATGGCATTGGCATTATGACATCATCTAGTGTATCACGCAATCTAGCGTCTAGATTGCTGTCATAGTTTTGCAGAGCTTGAATCATGCGTATGGCCAACAACATGGCCATGACCAAATCGTCAGTTTCGCCAATTTTGGCTGCATAGCTGGTGCCCGATGCCACAAAAGTCTTTAGTTCGCTGATGGTATTTGAACTAGAAATGGTCATCTTTTTGGTTTCTAGCATGTTTTTAAACTTGGCACAGGCAGCAATCTTGCTCTTGTTTGTGGTAGTAAATCCTTTACGGTATCTAGTACCACTGCCCATGCTGCGTCTAGGTTCGCTTAAGAATGTACCAGGTATGTTTTCTTCGCCCATTTGTGAAATACAGATCAGTGCTGCTTCGCCTAGGGTGTTGTTTTCCACGCTGTAGTATATGTCGTTGCCGTTGCCGGTTTCATCGACAATGTGCTGGCAAATATCACGTAGGATCACCACCTGCTGTTGTACTCGAGTTTTGTTGTGCTGCCACTCGCCCACTTGTAGACAACCCGGTAATTCCAACACCTGTATGGCAGCAGGGTCGCCGCCTGTGCCTAGGCTGGGATCCAGCGCCACAATGTAAGTATGACCGCGTGTGGGTCGTTTGTACCAGCGCACTTGGCCAGTACGATACAAGGGCTCGATCCCACCCAACTCGGCCAGCATGATGGAATTGATCAAGGTCTCATCATAGATCAAAAATTCGCAGCCGTGTTCACGACGGAAACGTTCTTCACCAATGCGACCAATTTCTTCAGCTTTCCACTGCTCATCACGATCCGGATGCTCGTCCCATCTGGCTTGATAGGGTCGAAATCCGTTAATGCCCAATTCAGTTTCGTTGCCGTGCTCGTCAATGCGTTTGTTGGCCTGTTTCCAAATATGTGCAAATTGATCTTCGTCGCTGTTGGGAGTTGATGTAATAATGGCTTTACCACCAGTGCTGAGTGTGGGCGAAATTGATGTCCAGAACTCTTTAGCAATTGTGGGGCGCACGAATGCAAACTCGTCACAGTATAACAGAGTAATAGACATACCACGACCGGTTGTTTCTGTAGTAGTGGCACTGACTATGCGCGATCCGTTTTCGAATTCAATACTGCCCTTGTTGTAGTTGGTGGCACCAGCACGTATAAAATCCGGACACAATTCGTAGGCATAGCGCACACGTTGCATAATTTCCTGTGCACCAGTGTATTTGTGTGCAGCAATTAGAATGGTTGCATCAGGAATAAACATGGCATACCACAAGAGATATCCAGCAGCACTGGTTGTTTTACCAGTCTGTCGTGGCATAAGGCTGATACTGAAACGATTTTGATGATAGGTATCAATCAACTTCTTTTGATACTCAAATGGGTGATACAGCATCTTGCCTTTTGTGGGATGCTGTATGTAAAAATAATTGTCCATGAAGTATTTGGGCCCCGACACTGGGTCAGCACATTTGGCAAACTCACGTATCTGGTGCTCGGTGTACGATTCTCTTTGATGAGCACGTTTTACCAGAGCATTTTCTGCATTACCACTCATTGACCTTGTCCTTTAGCTGTGTTATAATCCATGGGTTAACTTTGGTTAAATATACTTATGATTGATACCCTTCTTCTAAATTCAGATTTCAATCCAATTTCAGTTCTTCCGTTAAGTGTAATTTCGTGGCAACATGCCGTAAAACTTATGTTTTTGGATCGTGTGGTTGTGATTGAAACCTATCCCGGCCGCCTAATACGCAGCGAACACCTCACACTAGAAGTACCCAGCGTGTGTATGACCAAAGATTATTTTAACTACAAGAAAACAGTCAAGTTCAGCAGAGCCAATATGTTTTTGCGTGACTTGTATCAATGTCAATACTGCGCTGACACTTTTGCTGTTAAAGATCTAACACTGGATCATGTTATCCCACGTGCCAGTGGTGGAAAAACTACATGGGAAAATTCAGTTACAGCCTGCAAGTCTTGCAATCACAAAAAAGGCAGCAAGTTGCAAAGACCAATTCGTACTCCATTCAAACCCGACTACTACGGCTTGATCAATCAGTGGAAGAATCGTCCGTTCCGTGTGGGTCACCCCAGCTGGTACAAGTATTTGGGAATTGAAGAAGTTGCCGCAATTGCTAGTTGAGATCTAGCTTTTCGGGATTTTTGTATTTGGGCGCCTTGTCGTCACCAATAGGCTTTTCCCCGGTCAAATAGGGTCTAGAGAACCAAAGTTTAAACCACTCATCGCTGCCAGGTTTGATGTGGTGCTTTTTCTCTAGGTCTCGTTTTTCCATACCAGTCATGCTGATGTTGCTGCCCACCGGGCTCATGATGCCGGCTGCTGTATTACTTTGTGTGGGATCGGCTGAATTTTCCAATATGCTCTTGACTGGCATTAAGCCAGCTAGACGCAGCATATCGCGCAAGGGATCATCAGGTGATAGTTTGGCCCACATGTGTTAAACGCCGTAACGATTTTTCTTTTTGGGTGCCACTGGGCTGGCCTTGTTGACACTGTCAATTTCTCGGCTGCGACTGTCGCTCCAGACTCGTTTGCTACCATCACCAATTTGCTGTGCAGCATAATTAATGATTTCCATTTCGGCCTCAGTATAAGGAGCCAATAAAGGATCACCGGCAATATAGTTGTCGGCCTTGGTGGGATATTCGGGTGCACCAGCTAGAGCAATACCAAAACGATAGTTAAGATACAGCGACCCGCTGTTCATGTTTTGGTCAGGAAAAGTTGTAAGATTGCGAATCGCAGTCTTGTGATGATGATGCACTGGCTCGCGACCACCTTCAACAATGACGTCTTTAATCTTCATTATACGCCGTAACGATTTTTCTTTTTTGCGTTCACTGGGCTGGTTTTGTGAACTTCATGATGCTCTTCGCTGCGTTTGCTACCCAAGGGAATAGCTTGCCCAGCGCCCACCATGTCGGCAGCATTTTTCATCATGGCGCCTTCTTCGTCAGTGAAAGTCAAGAACAACGGATCTCCAGCCATGGGGCCTGCGGGATCAGTGTGTACGCTTTTGTCTTTGTCACTGTGTGCACCAGCCAAAGCAATACCATAGCGATACTGCAAGTAAGCAGATCCATTGCTCTTGTTATTACTGATGTCGGGCATACTAACTGCGCCCTTAAGGCTGGCAACTGCACCCTGGTCAAGATTTTTAGGGTTTGCAGGAGTATCAACTTCTACTAGTATGTCTCTAATTTTCATAGCTTATTAGGGTTTTGGTGGCAAACCAGCTAGACTACGCAACGAAGCTAAATCGCTCATGTTGTTGCTGGTATCGCCAACTTGAGCTGTGGTCAACGGGAAATTTTTTCCAGCTGCTTTGCGTGCCGCTGCAGGAATGTTTTCTGGACGCGGTTTTGTTGCAAATGGCAAGTTGGTGGTTGTAGATTGTATTGGGCTGATGGCTTCATCAATACCCAGGTCCTGTTGGAAACGATTGCTGACCCACTCGTGCGGATCACTATCACGGGCTTTTTTGGTACCATATGGCATATCATCAAAGTAATAGTCATACAAGGCATCGTACAAGTGATTTGACATGTTGCCGGTGGTTTTGAAATCAGATACATCACGTTTGAATGTGTTGCAAATATGATCAAAAGTGCTGCCGGTATGATCGTTCATGACACTTTCTTTCACATGATCTGGCAAACCTTTGTGTTTGGTGCTGGCAAAATCTTTGGCAGCTTTTTTGCTCATGGTACCTGCAACTTTGGCAACAGCTGGGCTAGCAGCTTTTTTGCCAGTTTGTGCAGCATGAACCATGCCCATGAATTTCTGCTGAGCTTGGCTTACCGCACGTTCAGCAATAGTGGCTTCAGCTTCAGCAATATAGTCAACAAAACTTTTTTTCATGATTATTTTGCCTTTGTAATTTTGATTGTGGCCAATTCTTCAAACAGGCTGCGTTCCAATTTGGCTAGTTCGTCGGCTTCGCGCATTTCATTGTGCTTACGCATGGCCATGGGATTGTCGCCGTTACGATAGCCATGTTTGTGTTGTGCTTTTTCACTGTTCAAATCATTACCTTGATGCATTTGTGTATCAACAGGTTGTGTTTCTGGTTCAGGCTCATTGGCATAAGCTTCTTCAACTTCGTGCTCTTGCTCGCCTGCGCCACCAAAATCAAAACCGCCATCTTGTTGTGCAAGTGGAACAGAAATTACTTTGATATGATCAGCCATGGTGGGCTCAGCCGCCGCTTCGGGTTCGGCTTGATGTGCACCATCATGACCAATTCCGGCCATTTTCAACATCTGCATCAACTCGTCAGCTGACTCACCGTCAGCATTGATGTTGATGGTCTTTTTACCGGTGCGTGTGTCAATGGTGGTGTTGATGCTCATGCCAGACTCTGCATCTTCAACAAATTCGTTAAGTTGACTTTCTTTAAAAGTAGACTTCTTTTCCTTGTTGGCTTCTTTGTCGCCTTTTTGGCTTTGCCATCCTTGTACTGTGGTAGCTTTGACTTTGGCACCGCTGGGTAGTTCTACTTCGCGTTCAGATTTTTTGGCAGGAGCTTGTTTTTCTTCAGCTTCAGCAACTTCTTCTTTGTTGCTGTGATCGCAAGAGCATTTGCTTTCCCACATGCCGCATTCGTTGCATTTCTCACCGCACTCACCAGTGTGTACTTCACCGCAGGTGCTGCATTTTTCTTCAGCTTCAAAGATGCCAGTCCAGCGTTTCATTAGGTCAGCACTGGTGGCTTCTTTGACATGATATTCTTTGCCGCCAACTTTGAAAGTATCTTTGTGTTGTGCTTTGGCTTTGGCCAATTCACCAGAGAATTCATTGCCTTCTTCCATATCATCTTCTTTGACTTTTTCTTTGGCAGCACTCTTCATGGGTTCTTTTTTATCGCCGTCTTTGTCAAGATCTAGGAAGTCGGGTTTGGCGCCTTCTTCAATTTCATCGGGCACAGCATATTTGGCATATCTGCTTTGATTGCCATATGATTTGCGACCTGGGTCGCTGGAGTCGGCTTCTTTACCGGTGTACTTGTCGCCTTTGACAGCGGTACCGGTGTGTTCTTTACCAGCCTGGTCGGTCCATGGCTTGTCGGTTTTAGTAGCAGCTTCAGACAATGTGGTTGGTGCACCGATGGCGTCTAGCTTGCTTAATAATTGGGAGAAGTTCATTTTATTTTCCTTTAACTGGGCTTGGTATTTTATTTTGGCGACTGCCAACTGGACTGACATGTTCTGTTGGGATGTCATTTAGCGTCTTGCCATCAGACTTTTCCTTGCCAGCTATTTCATATTTACGTGATTCTAACTCTTTGATCAGGCTACCAATTCTTTGTTGTCCCACAACTTCTTGGCCACCAGGAGCAGCTTTGAGTTCGGGCTGTTCTAGTAGAGCACCTTCATGGTCTTTGCCGTACGCTTCAGCAGCTTCGGTTTGATCGTATTCGTTTTTGGTACGCACCATGAAACTACCAGGAGGAACAAAAGCTCGTTCACTGAGTACTTGTGCCAATTGAGCTGTAGTAACTGGATAGTTTACAGCAAAATCAATCAAATGGCATTCGCAAGCACCCAAATTAGGGAACTCACGATGTTCTTGGATTGGCAATCTCTTTGGTTTGCTAATGGTGGCCAATGAATAGGTTTCCAGCGCATGTTTGATTCTATCTAGATTTTCGCTAGTAGGTTCATGATTCGCCAGCTTAATACAAAACTCAAAAGTTTTATGAGTTTCATACAAGTATTGTGTGAATGCTTTCATAGTTAAATCCTGTTATCTATATTTATATTATTTTAAGACTTTGGTGCCGTATTGCTCAACACTTGTTTTAGTAATTCGTTGCGATCTAACACTACAGCATGCCCTTCTAGTGGTGGAGCACCTGCATCGGCTTTGCCAGCCTGTTGATCTAGTCGAGCTTTTTTTAATTGCAAATCAATCATGCGTAGTTTTTTATCTATCTTGGCCTGTTTGGCTGTGATGGCATGTCCCAATAACACACCGGCTGTTTGCAATATAGTGCCCGAAAAACGTGCTTCTACATTCATGCCCAAGTCCATAAGGTCTTCAAATTTGTCTTTGGCCAGCTTGGCCAACTCGTCCATTTCGGCATCGGCTTGATCAAGCTCACGCACTTGCGGTAGCGCCAAGTCAATTCGATCAATAATTGAATCAGCTTCACTCAACATGTGTTGCTGTTCTTCAATGTCATTGACATACGATTCTGCAGCAGGCTCAGTAGAGTCCAGTAGCGGAAGATCAAATAAGGCTTCGAGTTTTTTAGTCATATAGATATTTAGCGAGTGGATTTTATTCCCGAGAAGATGTCTTGCTCGGTTACCACACGAAATTTAAGTCCCTGCTGTGCACACCAGGCTCGTGCCGCAGCCCATTTGGCCATGTTCAATATGGCAGCAGCCTGTGCCCTAGGACTTCGACCAGCTTCGTGCAAACTGGTTTCTTTAAGCGGTTTGACCTCAACTACTTCGGCATGTTGTTGTGAATTTTTGTCCACATACAGGATCATGAAGTCGGGTACGTATATGGTATTCTTGCCAGTGAGTGGATTGCGGTAGGGAATCATGAACGGCTCACTGGCCCACTGTACCACAGCAGGATTGTTGTCGCAAAAACTCATGAATGTAAATTCCCAACCTGATCTATAAGTTGGAGTTTTTTTGCCTATGTATTTTTCAGGGTTTTTGACTTGAAACTTGCCCTGTGCATATTTTGCCATGTCACGCCTTGATTAGCCTAGCCACATACTTGCTGGTCTTGGGGGCATTGTTTATGCCTAGGTAGCTGGTACCAATTCTGTTTAGATTTAAAAACATGGTAAGGTAAGCATTCAATTGATTGGCCGGCATGGATTTAAATTGTTTGATGGTGTCTATGGGGTTAATTTTTTGCGTGGCACTGGTCAATATAACTGCGCTGGCCAGTGCTCGGGCAGATTCTGGCGTATCAGTTATTTCTTCAAAGTAGGCCAGAATAGCATCATCGATGTTTTGACTTACAGTTGTTTGCGGTTGATAGAAATTATTGAAATACGTGTTGGTATTTGCAAGACTGTCAAGATTGATTTGTGAATTAGTGTTATTTGAGTTCATCTTAGTGCTAGGCTAGCTGATATATAATTTTGATGCTGTTGATTTAGATATTCCAATCTAGTTCGGTTGGCTGCTGCTTGTTCTTGGGATCTAATCAATATTTGTGCTTGTTGGCTGGCACTGGCTTGCAGTCGTTTGATATACGGACTGTCCGGTGATTCACCGCGGCCCAATGCAGCCGAAATTTGACTATTGTAATAGTTCAAGGCATTGGTAGACATCTGCTGTTGGTTTTGTGCCTGATACAAATCAATTTGAGTAGTACGAATATTAGACACCACAACCGAAGCATTGTAGTTGTTGAACTGTATTTGTGCCACCGGATTGATTGACCCTTGATTTGAATTCAAGCCTATGTTGAGACTGACATTGTCTAATCTAATAGATGCGGCGGCAGTCAAGGGATACTGATATTGTTGTTGCGGAACCACACCTGACACAGTGGGGAATCGATTGTAAGGCGAATATGGTGCATATGGTCTACCACCCAGTGCATATATTGTGGCTGCAGTGATTTCTCTACTAATTGGTACTCGTTTGTCTCTTAGCAGCACCGCGGCACCAATGGCCACAATTGATGATAACATGCTCCGGTTACCGCCGTTGCCAAGACCGTTATAGGGAGTCGATACCACTGTGTTTGGTATACCAGCTGCTGGTCCGTAACCAATACCAGGGGCGTATCCATAAGCTGCAGTAGTGGCTTGTGCTATACTGGTGGCATTCAAGTTAGGCACATAGATGGGTGCAGTGGAATTATTTGCCTGCAGTATGGCTGCACTGATAGCTGTCATGGGTGGCACCGGGTAAGCAACCGGGCTGTTAGACGCATTAATTGATGTTAGGTTTTGACTTACACCTGTAGTAACCGGCGCATCGATATCGGCCAAGTTATGTTCCACATTGTCGGGTGTGGCAGGCAAATCAGTGCCTCCTGCAGACAACAACGGACTGGGCGTATTGTCGTAGTGTAGTGTTGCAAACCCGTTGACCACCTCAGAACTTATAGTACCGTAATAATACAGCACAGTTTCAAATTCAACAGTCATTTGATGTTGCATCACATTGTTGGTATCATTGGATTGATGTTCGCCGTGTGCAAAAGTCTTGATCACAGGATTGATCAACACATACTCACTGAATTGTTTTTGATGTAGACTATAGATACGAATACTGTTTAAGTATCTGGCACCGCTGGTGTCACGCGGCGTGTAACCCCACTCAGTGGCTTGTCGTGTTGTACTGTATTTGTGCGGGGCAGCGTATACACTTTCCTGATAGTCGCTGTCTCTATAGTGATAGTTGAAATAATCGTACCAAAAATTTCGTACTACATCAGCACTGTCGTCGTGAAATGCTATTTGTACAGGATCGTATTTGATCTTTGATTGTACATAATTCACTCGATTGTATGCGTTGTAATTCTTAACATCAATGTTGAACTTGGGCAGACTGACTGATTTGGCCAACATACCAATTTCGGTCTTGGTAATAGAACTGTCTTGCCCAAAGCTGGCCACCTGATCGTTTATGTCAATGTACACATGGAACAGGAATCCATATTTGGGGGATAGTCTAAAATTATCGCCCACAAATAATTTGCTGGCGTGCTGATAATCTCTTAAAACCGGCTCGCTAGCTGACTGTGGTGGCGGAAAATTGGTGGCCATAAAGTGGATAGATCCTTATGTAATATTTATGTCAATAAAAAACCCGGCCTAAGCCGGGTGTTATAAGAATTGATACCAGAATTACATTGTTATATTCTGTCCATAGGTACGTCCAACAAACGTACCGACTCCAGTACCAAGTGGTGTTTGAACTGCATTATCAAACAGCATGGTCATGGTGATTTGAACTGGCTCGTTGGTGCTGTAGTTCATTTCGCCATAGGCTGCGCTCTTGATGTAGCAACCATACATTTCCCATGTTTCTAATACCAATGGTGTGTTAACTCCGTTGCCACCGTCTAGCATTTCTAGACGTGTAACAAACTTATAGTCAATACCGCTACTGGCAGTGCTTTGTTGCATGAAGTCAAATTGCTTCTGGATTTGTTCGCCAATTAGTTTGGTAACGTTTCCAGGTGCATCGTCACGCAATACAACTTGACATTCGCTCCAGCTAGGTTTACCAGCCAAATTGACTTTGGAGTTGTAAACGTGGATAGCAATATCTTCAAAAGTAACTGTGGGTCTTGCGAACGAAACAATTTGTTTGGTTAATTCTACACGTTGACCTAAACTTACTCCGAACCCTTCGAAACTTGCTCTGAATCTGAAGGGCAATTTTGGCATTAACAGACCCTGGCTGGTTGCACTTTGGCCACCTGCTAGGGGTACTGTGTAGTTAATTAATGATGCAACTGACATATAATATTCTCCGGTTATACTTATTTATCTGTATTCCTATGCATAACTGCCACCACCAGGATGGCAGTTATATATGCACTTTATGCTTTACCAGCTGCGATTGAGCCAGTGTTTCTCAATCTAACAGGAATGTAAATAAACTCAACTGATTTCACAGGTTCAATTGCAACGTCAACATACAATTCATTTCGATCAATACGATCTGGTGTATTGTTGGTGTCATCACAAACTACCAAATAGTCGTAAATACCACGTTTGGCTATCAAGTCGTTACATACACTTTCAATTGCTTGTTTGATTTGATCACGTGTGATCTTGTCATTGGGTTCAAACAAGAAACCGTTAGCTGTTGCTTGGAATATCACACGCAAGTAGTTGGTCAAACGTGCCACATTCACACGGTCCATGCTGGATGTCACTGGATTACGTGTTTTCTGTCCATATACCACTAGACCTGTAGTGGTCAACAATGTGATCGGATTGATGTTTAGTGGATACAATGCATCACGCAATTGTTGGCTAATGCCAGTAGTGATAAACAAACCACTGTTGGCATCCACATAACCAATCGAAGTTGCATTGTCAACTAGGCCACGACGTGTACCAGCTGGTGCAAACCATGGATAGCTCACGCTGTCGCTACGTAGATATGTGCGTAGTGCAATGTGGCTTGGTGGAACCACAACTTCGTGTCCGCTCAAATCATTGGTCATTGCGCTGGGATAGTACAATGCCACATAAGGGTCATGGTTAATAGCTTCGGTTGCATTGTAGTTGGTGATAGCAGTAACATTGGCTGGCAATGTCATTGGGGTGTCACCAATAATAAATCCAGTGTCGTTACGATCGTTGTTCAATTGAATCATGTTTGCTACTAGTTCAGGATAACCGGGGCAAACAATCAAACTGAAGTTGTAACGATCTTCACGGATATCCAAGCTGCTGTCAATAGCTGCTTTAAGAGCTTGTACAACCAATGCACGTTGAGCATGATGTCCAGCATATGGTGTACCATCTTCTCTCAAGCCGCTTTCGGTAACCCATGTTGCAGAAACTGCTGGCAAGCTCATGTTAGGATATGCTCTAGCATTGAAGTAGTTGCCAACAAAACGTTTGATGTTATAACCACTGCGACGTGTGTTAAACAACAATGTGCCACGTGGATACAATTCATAGTTGGGAGCGTCTAAGTCAATATAGTCACTGTTTTGTAATGCAGCAATGCTTGGGTAAGCGCCACTGATGGGGTCAGTAGTACCAGTATTGTCCCAACGAGCATCAGCAAACACAATACCATTTTGGCTGATGGTGTCAGTGTTGTCAATTTTAACCCAGCTGCCCAATGAGCTGTAACGATATAGACTTGGCCAATTTTCCAAATCACCAGTGTCTAACCACAAATCACCAGCCACTAGTGAAGCACCAGTGCTTTGTGTGATTGGTTGACTAGCTGTAACAATAGGACCATTGGGGTCAGTGTTTTGCAAATTGTATCCGCGGCTGTCGCGTGGTACATTTTTGTAGCCTTTCCAGCCGTCAGTGTCGCAAACCATGATGTCAATTTCAGTTGGATCACTATAATACCATAGTGTACCATCAGCAGGTGCAACATAAGGTGCAGTAGCACTGAATGTATAGCTGGCCACTGACCAGTGAGCCAAGTTGATCGCACCAGGAACAATGTTGGGAACAACACCGACTGTGCCGCTTACAAAACCTGCTGTGGTAACTGGGTTTCTACCAGAACCGCCCATAAGGTTTTCAAGAGTAATAATACCACCAGCTAGGTGTGTAATTGTGATAATACCGGCTGCTGTTGTTGATGCGGTCACGTTAGGAATGTTGGCTGCAAGAACACCAGAAACAAAAGCTGCAGCAGTTGTACCATTAATGGTGACAGTGTATGTGTTTGGCGAGCTGCTACCTGGCACAGAAACAATCATGTTGAATTGATCTTGTGGGGTAAATGTACCAGCTGCTTGGCTGCCTTTTACTGCAGTAACGCCACCAGTTGTAGATGAATAAAATTTGAAACTCAAATTACCATCATTGTTGGTGTTGTATTTAACAAAAATAGTGCCGGCTTGAATGTTCAAACCACCACCAGCTGAATCGAGGCCGTTTAATGCAGCGAAACCATCAGCATACAAAGGTGCTGCTAGTGTGTTCCATGTGCCCAATGCTGCGTTGTATTGGTTAAACACAAAGTTAGCACCGTTGCCAGAAGCAGTGGTTTTAACCCAAATACTGCCACTTGGTCTTGGAATAGCATCCAATTTGTGCCACGCAGGCACTTGTGCATATGTGCCATAATGTATAACAGGCGAATAGTACATGCCAGGAGACAAGTTCAATGCTGTTGTCAATGGAGTGTTGGCTCCGTCTACTAATTGTATAGCACCATCAGCATCGGTACCGTTGCTTTCAGCAGCGGCAGTTGCGTACAAGATCAATGCACCAGTGATGTCTAGGTCAGCATATACACCAGGAATACTTAGTGCATTAATGATATCACGGATAGCTGAGATTTCGTTAGTGCCGCTGGGAATTGATACAGTTGTTCCGTTAATGGCAAAATCTGCAGCAGAAACAATGTTGACACTGGTATTGCCGCTGGTCGCAGCAGGTACGCTGCTTTGCCAATCAGCACTGCCAACTTGAACCCAAACGTTCATGCTGTTTTTGTAGAACACATAGTTGTTGGTGTCGTTGACAACCACCGCATAGCTGCCGATAGTACCAAAACTTTCTTTAGGGAAGTGAATTCCATTTTCTACCACGGTATCAGCTGTGCTAGTGATAACAGTGGGTTCCATGTCAACAAAAGTGTCGGCATTTTGATC